TTAGCAATGGTATTGTTACTGCTCATATTTGTTTGAGGGGTAATTGTTTGGTTAGCAATAGTTTGGTTAGCAATAGTTTGGTTAGCAATAGTTTGGTTAGCAATAGTTTGGTTAGCAATGGTATTGTTACTGCTCATATTTGTTTGAGGGGTAATTGTTTGGTTAGTTAAAGACTTAGAAAAGTTATCAGCAAGGTCAGCAAGGCTGGATACCATTTTAACTGCTTCCGTTTCGTTTTTACTTTGGATTGAATGCGCTGAATTGCTAAATAATATTATTATTGCAAATAATGGAACAGCGGCAGAAAGCAATACAATCCGAATCGGTACTCAAGGAAGTTCTTCAGGTCAGCAAAACAAAACATATATTGCAGGTATTGCAGGGGTAAGTAACTCAAATACTACACTTGTAACTCAAGATAGTTCTACAGCTCAACTGGGCGCAACAACTTCCACATATCCGAATACAAACGCAGTTAGCACCCTTCTTTATGCGTCATCTGCAAATGTCATGAGCGCCTTGGCAACTGCAAATAGTGGTGTTTTAACGACGAGTGCTACAGGTGTTCCATCAATAGACACGACTAATTTCGCGGTTCTTTCTACTGGTGTACAGATGAAAGGAAATAACACCAATACAGCCCCACCAGCCGGATTTATAGGCCAACAAATCAGAGGTCAAGCGGGTAGTATAAGTTTTTCAACAGGAACAGCTAAAAACTTTACTTCTATATCTGTAACGGCGGGTGTATGGGATATTAGTGGAATTTCAGATTTTACTTTTTCAGTGGCTGGAGCTTTTTGTATAACAGGTATCTCAACAAATACAAACTCACAAACTGGGACAGTACTTGGAGATAGTCAAACAGTTTACACTCCGTCAGCAGCAACAATTGTAGAATTCGGCCAATCAATACCTAATTTTAGAGTGCTTTTGTCTGGCACTACTACTTATTATCTTGTTGGCACAGCTTCTTTTGCTTCGGGAACTTGCACGGGAGCGGGTAGAATATCAGCGGTCAGAGTTGGCTAGATTATTCAGCTAGGCAAGGACACCCTTTATAATGTTCTGGCATTGGGGCAATGTAATAATGGTCCCTGTAAATGATACACGTCTTATATTCATTTGAATCTACTCGATCAAAATAAATGTACGCATTATTTTCAAGATCAGCATATAAAGGCATACTGATAAGAGCCATAAAAGTTAATAGAGTGTTTTTCAAGTTTTTTCCGTTGTGAATTGCAGTATTTCGGCCTTACAATTGTTTACCTTGAGATCATCAATTTCCATGCGCATTTTATAACATAGATCGCGCAAATTTTCCATTTCTTCTTGTACAGTTGCAAAGCGTGCGAATAAACCACGTTGGACATTTTGACATTTCTTATCTAGAAGCCTAAAGTCTTTCTGTATCAATGTAATAGGATCGTTAGATTCAAATAAATCTAGTTGATAGCATGTTGTCATAAGTATGTATTTCTCAAAATTTCGTTTCGTTGGTACGAAATTTTACAGGGGAATGATATTTATTGATACGTAAAGGAAAGTTTACTAGATTTGATAGAAAAGGAATTTTATGAAAGAGACACGCAAGCAGAAAGATAAGATTAAGAAAGTGATGGCAGAATCAAAAGAAGGTAAATTACATTCTGGTTCAAAGAAAGGAAATCTAGTCACTTCCCCGAAACAGGCGACTGCCATAGCAATGAGCGAAGCTGGGATATCTAAAAAAAAGAAGTAGTTGAAAACAAGCGGAAGCAATTGATATAATGCCTTCAAAAGGTTTTATATGACAAAAAAAAGAAAAGGCGAAAATATCGCATGTAAGGCTTGTGAAAAATTATTCTACGTTCCGGAATATAGAATAAAAACTGCAAGATTTTGTAGTTTGGATTGTCAAAATCACAAACAATATGAGAAATGTAAATTTTCATGCTTAATTTGTAGAAAAGAATGTATTGATTCTCCATCTAGGAAAGGAGTTAGGAAATTTTGTTCGGTTGAATGTTACAATATTCAGCAAACCAATAAGAAAGAAGACCAAAGGGATAAAAGACGATTAGCAATAATGATGGCAAGAGAAAAGGGGCAATTAGGAAATTCAGGGCCCTCTACTAGAAAATTTGCTTTTTCCAAGAAAGAATCTAAATGCCAAATTTGCGGTTATTTAGAATACAAATGTTGTTTAGATGTTCATCATGTTGACTATGACCCAAATAATAATTCTATAGAAAATCTAGCGATTTTATGTGTGATTTGTCATCGAAAAGTTCATAGGAATATACTTATAATTGGAGATACACCAAGAAAAAAATCAATTAGGAAATTTCCTAGAAAAAACGACAAATTGGATATTGAAAAAGTTAAAGAAATAAAAGCATTGCTCGATAAGAAAGATATGACTCATAAAGAAATTGCATCATTATATGAAGTAAAAAGGGAATGTATCTCTAAGATAAATCAGGGAAAAAGATGGTCAACAAAAGAAACAGAGTGAAAAAATGATAGATAAACGCTCTACGATTGACTACTACGAAATAGAAGATGGCGATAATGTCGTTCTTGAATTCCATGATCGCGATGACAATTTAGAGCAAATTATCACCATGGAAAGAGAAGTCGCTCAAGGACTTGCAAAAGGATTACTTGAACTTGTTGGAGAATATTAGCTTATCTGCTAATGTGCATTTATCAAGAATTTCCAATTTTTTGGTAGTGTTAGTATAAATTCATTTAGAGCTGTCTTTCCGTGATTGGTTGGGACAGCTCTTTTTTTATTCGGGAAAATTCGGCTCTGTCATCCAATGTGTAACTATTTTCATATCAGTATCACAACATCCGCATCCACTACTAAGTAAATTCCAATAATAGCCCGTATTTGCATTATAACAAAATTGAGTCATAGCTATGTATTTGGGGCAATTATGTCCATTACTACCATAGCTGATAACCCATTGATTTATTTCGGGTAACTTATCTTCTATTTTGATCCATTCACACGACATATTCCTTGCTCCCATTAGCACCCTTAGAATCACTAGGTGGATAGTTATCAGGCACGCCGAAGCAGAGGACTAATAAAAGTAGATTATTCATTTTCGATTTCCTCATCTCTACAATCCTCACAAATGTTTAATTTTAAAAGATCCACTAAAGAAAATAATGCTGGCTCACAATCATACATTGATATTTCACTACAGAATTTGCATTTGATATCTTCGCTCATCAAACAGCCTCCTTCAAACTAATTCTCCACGTCTCAGTAGATTCTTTTCTGTAAGGCTCGAGATCTAGCCCTTGTAATGCTGGGACTCTTGCATAATCGATATGTCCTCGTCTAACAGACTTTGAAAGCTTGAGGCCTGCACCAAAGGCCGATTTGTTATTCGCCAAGTGAATGAGTTCGTTTTTGATGCGCTCTTTTTCACACTCAATCTCTGCAAGTTGGGATTCAAGTTCTTTTGATAAGAGGTGTTGAACTGCGTATTGATCGCAACAGTGTACCCAATCTGCACTTTTGATCTCTTCAGAATCTCGATCGGTTGGCTCCGGGGGATTTCTGTCTTGAATTCTTTTCCAGAATTCCAATTCGGCTGTAATGAGTTTGGCTGTATAGTCATCGTCTTTATTAACCTTGAAAATTGTGTAATCGGAGTCAGAAATATAACTCATGTAGTAGATTTCTTCCAACTGACAAACTTCCATAGTATGCTGAAGCTGAGGGATGTACTTTTCCGGTACGATTCCTTTTAATGCTAAGTCGTGATCAGCTCGGCCGGGCGCCTTAATTTCTAGTGCTACAGTTTTTTCTAATTCCAAGCCATCAAGAGAAGCCATCATATAGGGGATTGTAGGATGAACAACAACAGAAGGCATCATTAGATACCCTGTTTGATTCTCAAAAACCTGCAAAGCCAAAGGCTCAAGCTCTGTTCCTCTTCTCATTGCGAATGTTTCGGTTGATTTATCAGGGAGAACATCACTTATTTTTTCGTGATATAATTCCAGCAAGGTTTTCCAAGGAGAGACTCCCATGATTACACAGCTGTCTGTTGCAGTTATCATTTTTTTTCTAAACTGAAACCAAGCCTCAGATCTTTGAATTTCATATGGTTGCATTTTTACGATTCCCTTCATATTTAGCAGATAAACAAAAATCTAAATCAAATCCCTTGTGATATCTCATTACAAAAGCTCTGTAAGTAAGATTAGGATTTTTACAATGGTTTTCCCAAAGTTGTTTAAGATTATATTCCTTGTTTAAATAATTAACTTTAACACACATTCTTCTATTATTTTGTTGTTGTTTCATTGTGGCCCATCGACAATTTTCAGGTGAATAGTTCCCATCATTATCAATTCGATCTATTGAATGCTTTTTAGGCCGTTTTCCCATGTCTTCTAGGAAGTTTTTAAATACTTGCCATCTTTCGCAAACTTTAATTCCTCTTTCTCCATAATTTATATAAGCTTTGTGGTTTGGTCGAGTACAACGGTGTCGCATATCATGCCAAATCCACTTAAGTCTTATTAATTCTATTGGTTTTTTTATTGGTTTAGGTAGATGACATCCGCATGAAATCCTTGGACAACTTTTTCTTTTTATTTCTTTACTTCGTAATGCCACATCATTTCCGCAATCACATTTTAAATTCCATGATACTTGATTCGGCGTATCATTAGGACGACGGGATACAACCGTCAATCTTCCAAATTTCATTCCACAAAGATCAATGAATTTACCCATTAATCGCATCCTCGCCGTATTTTGTCGTGTTTTCCTTATTCTCAAAGTCGATTACTTTAATTGAATTCTGATATTCTTCTCCCTTCATAATGAACGCTTTCTTTGTTCCTTCGTAACAAGAAAGAGGGAGCATCATAAGCGAAGAAATCTTTTTTTCTTCAGTGAGGCGTTTGTTAAATCTAACAATAAATTCAGGCGAGCATAAAGAAAGCATGTAAATTAACTCTTGCGCTTGCTGTTCTGAAATCGTTTGTTCCGCTAAGTTATTAGAAGCCTGTTGCATCTCTTCTTCTGAGTATAATCCGCTAAGTTCATTCGGGAATGCCTTTCTTAAAACTAAAGACTCCGCGCATTTAGCTAGCATAATATGAGGTTTTGAATCCCAGAACTGATTTGCATATTTCGGAGCATATTCAGAAAGATAAGCTGAAGCACCTACTTCATGCCAAGTTCCATCAGCAGTTTGTTTCTTAACGTAAGAAGTGGCGCACACGACCTTTCCATCTTCGTAGGTATATGTTGACTCACGTCCAGGACAATAACGCCCTGTGCGCTCTGCAATGAGCCGGTAACCATCAATAGAAGTTTGAATTGTCATTGCTGCACCATCTTTACCGTTTCTTTTGACGGCATAGATCTGTTTCATAAACGGATCAAGTCCAGTCTTCTTGCATACTGCATGAAAAAGTTTTAGTTCTTCGTCATTGATGCCTTTGCATAAGTAATTCTTAATAAGTGAAGCCTGATCCGCATTGAAAAAAGCTAGTTCTTGTTTGTTTTGTATTGTGACGGTCATCTTATTCCCCTTGATTTTCGTAATATTCGTTTTCTTCAGCTTCTTCTTTTAGTATGCGTTCCATCATTTCGCTATCGTTCAAAATTGCAGCGATATGCTTGTCGTTTAAGCTCAATCGGTTTACTATTTCTATAGCTTGCTCTAGCTCATTTTCATATCCAGAAGCGATTGTAACCGCAATTGCTTCTGAATAGAAAACATCCACGATCTTAGCTATTCTTTGTAAAGCGTCTGATTTGTATTGTTCCATAGAGTCAAGCACTCGTTCATTCTTAGTATATTCCATTCTGTAACTCCTCATTTCTTCTCTGTACATTTCGCTTGGGTTTGCAAACATTTTAATCTCCTATCAGTAATAAAATAAAAAAACTACTTATCGCTATTGTGACTAGTCCGATAATGGTTTCAACTATGTCCTTCATGATTCCCCTTGACGTTTAACGTGTATCGGTTTATCGTTATGTCTAAAATGTAACACAGCTTAACATTTAACACAACACGAATTATCAAAAAAAGGAAAAGAAATGGATTTAGGAACTTGGATGACTAAAAACAGATGGAACCAACCCCAGCTTTCTAGAGAAATAGGAATATCACGCCCTACAATCAGTTGTATTTTAAAAAGAACGACAGACATAACACTAAAAACTGCTATGGCAATTGTGAAATTCACAAAGAATGAAGTGACTTACGAAGATTTAGCACGTGAAAATAACAAAAACCAGAAAGGCGATGATAAAGGGTAGAAATATCAGCACCCAAACCCAATCGATATTGGTATCTAGAATACACTCTAACACAGTGATAAACATTTCTTTCATATCACTGTTATAGCGATATGCGAATTTATTTCAAATAAAGATTGGGAATGTGCCTAAATTAGTGACTGTGATACAACTATGAAATCAAAAACAAGGATACAAAGCCTACAATGATACTATTACTTCATGATTTAATGCAACTAATTTCCCGTGAGTATTTCTTTCGATTTTTAGGAAGATTAAGGCTGATATCCAGCACGGAGTTTTTTTGGATTATTTCAGTGAATGAAGTCATTGAGGCATAAAAAAACCGCCTAGGTATTTTATTCTCTAGACGGTGGAAATTGTCACTTACGATTATTTGTTTAGACTGGAATCTATTCAAATTAAAAATGAACTAACTAGGAAGTTATGTTCTAATCTTAAGTTTTTCTGGCAATTTCTGCAAATACAAAGAAAGATTTACAGGAAAATGTTATGTCTTACGCTAAAAAATCATGGCAAGAAGAAGATATCGATGCCATTCAAAGATGTCCTCATGATCAAGATAATCCATATGCACAAATCAGTAATGATTTAATAAGAGATCAAAGCATATCTCCAAATTGTCGATGGCTCATCATCTATTTATTGGCAAACAAGGGAACGTGGAAGATAAAAATCTCACAAATACGTGAGCATGTCAGTGGACATATAGGAAGAAATAAGCTTTTTCAAATTGTGAATGAAGCTATCGAGGCAGGTTATATACTAAGAGAAGAATATACTTATAAAAACCTAAAACGATGCAGATATTTCATTTCAGAAAAACCTAAATTCAAAAAATGTTACCGATGTCCCGAAAATGGAGACACCGAAGGCGGAGATGCCCAAAATCAACACGATAAAGAAGACAATCATAAGAAAGAACATAAAAAGAAAGAATATTCTAAATCATCATCATCAGAAGAAATGCAGGTTGCACCTGCTGATGATGATTCTGGTAAAAACATAGGAGAGAACATTTGGTATAGGAGGACAAGCGGGCAAATGAAGAGGATAACTCAATCCGATATCTACCTACATTTTATCAAGCTTCCCTTTTCAACCGAAACCGTTAACGAATCCATATCCCGATTCAGACTCCTAACTAGCCCCATAAATACTCCTCTTAAATACCTTGAATCAATTTGCGTGACGATAGACAAGGAAAAAGAAAATAAGTCGTCTAAAGACCACAAAACAGCAATTAAGAACCCATTACAAGAAACTGAAAAAATTAAAGAAGACACAATAACATTTGGAGAATACAAAAAATGCTTACTCAAAAAGAACCCTTCCCCTTCGGAAAAAACCTAGAAAAGGCTCATATAGCCCAAGTTCAGCAATCTAAAGAGCATGTTGAAAAGATTATAAACTGGATGGATGGAAAGAAAAACATTTTCTATTTCTGCGGAAACGTGGGAACAGGAAAAACTTTTCTTTGCGCTGCTTTTTATAACTTTGTTAAGGAAAAAAATAAGCATGTCAGGGCTTTTACAGAGTACAAACTATTTGGACTTTTGCGATCTGAGATTCAAAAGAACTTTGATCCGCTGATGAAAATTGAGCAGATTTGCGAATCTCCCTATGTGATTTTAGATGATATGGGTAGCTCTTCGATGACAGATTGGCAAAAAGAAATGCTTTTCGAGCTTGTAAATATTCGAGTAGAGAGCGGATTGCCAACTTTAATCACATCAAACCTTAAAAAGGGGGAACTAATTAGCAATTTTCATGAAAGATTTAGCTCTCGAATTTATGCAGCTAAAAATACAATTATAGAACTTAACGGGGAAGATCGAAGACAATGGAAAGAGCAAGATGGTCAGTGAAAAAAGGGGGAGACATGAGCTCCTTTCAAAAAAGGAAACATGTGATCGAGCATGGAATATGATTTATTCAGATATGGAAAAAGGTGCTAAAGTTGATCATCAAAGGCTCGCGCAAATCATGGATAACTGTAATCAAGCTGATTTCGCATTGCTTAAAAGACAAAGAGAGATTGAGAAATTAGAGTTAAAGAAAAAATACATGGTTCAAGACAGAATTTAATAAAAAAGGCCACAAAATGACCGACAATTTAGACACGTTTACTGCCTCTAAGAGCATAAATTCTGATCAACTTAATCTCATTGACCTCACAAATAAGGGAATCTGCCCAGAGTGTCAGGAAAAAGTCGCTAAGGCGATTTTAGGAGATGATTACGATATGAAGAAGGAGACGGAATGAATGAAAAAAACCTTATCAAGTTATTAAAGTTCATGTTTCACCCATGCTTTACAGGGTTAGCTCTATCATTGACATTTGAATGGTATCAAAGTTTGGTTTTAATATTTTTTGGTGCTTCAATACTAATAATGGCTCTCGATTATTAAGGAATTTTATGAATAAAAATTGGATCGAACAGTTAGAGCAGTCATACGAGAAAATCGTCCAACTGGACGATGGAGAGCCGCTTCACAAGTTAGATGTTTACGAGAGAATAGGTCTTGATGTTTTCGAAAAGATCGTTAAAGGAGAAGAATTTTTGAATCTATGGCCAAAGGATGCTTAATGGTTTGGATTTATATTACCCTATCCTTATAATGGGGTAATGAAAAGAAAAGAAGATCCAGTTAAGATATGCGCAGAATGTCAAAAACAATATTATCGAGTTTACTTTGGCGACCGATTTCAAGATTTAGGCTCCTTTAAAAAGAGAAAGTTTTGTTCTAAAATATGTCAGCTTGAATTTCATTTGAAAAAAGAGCAGACAAGGCAATGGATAGGAAGAAAATTACAATCCTTTAAGAAAGACAAATGTGCTACCTGTAAGGGGAATCATTGGCTTGGAGTTCACCATAGGGATGGTAATTGGAAAAATAATGACATAAGCAATCTGATTACGTTGTGTGCTTCCTGCCATTCAAAGTTACATCATTCTAAGGGTGATTATGAGCATATTTATGAAAAGAAAGTTTGTGATATTTGCGGACTTCCTCATAAGGCTAAAGGATTATGTAATAAGCATTATAGAAACTGGAAAAATACAGGTTTTGCACATGGAAAACTTAAGGGCATTTAACTCCGTTGTTCCCGTGCAAGTCAAAGAAGCGTTTGAAATCTTAATGGGGATTAATAAATGAATGATGAGCCGCATCCTTGGGGTGTTTTTCTTGACGCGAGAGCTAAATGCATTATGTTTTTTAAAAGAAACGGAAAAACCAATAAGCAAATAGCGAATGATCTTTCAATGGATGAAGAGCAGGTTTATCACATTGCAAAATATCAAGAAGGTTTAAATAAAGGGAGAACCTGTGAGCCTATTTGTTAATTTTCCGTGCGCTCAATGCGGAATAAAACCCTCATATAATGAAAAATACGATGCTACTTTTTGTAAAACTTGCGACGTTTGGACTTCTAACGCATGTGGAGATAAAAGATGTGGTTATTGCAATAAAAGACCAGAAAAACCAAGTGAGTGCAAAGATGGATGATCCTATTAAAGATCCTTTTAGAATGCCTGAAAAGGATCGAAACGAACTACTAACTAAACTGGTAGAAGAAGGCGCAGGATGTGTTGAAATAGCTATGCGCACTGGATTCATTAAGATATGTGAGAAAGATGAAAATCAATGCACTTGCAAGGATTGTCAGATGGAGTTTGAGATATGATAAGGCATAAATTCTCAGCCGTTAGATGTGAGCAAGACGATATTAAATTTAGCTCAAAAGCCGAACGATCCTATTACAATAAATTAAAGCTTTTACAAAAAGCCGGTGAAGTTGTTTTTTTCTTGATGCAAACACCTTTTAAGCTTCCTGGAAACACGAAATACGTGGTAGATTTTCAGGTATTTTATGCGGATGGAACCGTTTCCTTTATAGACGTAAAAGGCATGTCAACACCGATGTTTATTATGAAGAAAAAGCAAGTAGAGGATTTGTACCCGGTTAAAATACAGGTAGTGAAGTAGTGCCTGATATAACTCTCTGCACAGGCGGGGAATGTCCACATAAAGAAAAATGTTATCGGTATAAAGCGAAGCCTTGCGAATATGTACAGTCGTATTTTGATGAAATTCCTTTCAAAGACGGAAAGTGTGATGAATTTATTAGATTTCATGAAGGATCGAGAGTGAAAAAATGACGACCCTTGCGAGCCGTCAAATATTCATCAATCATCACAAAAACGAGTTTTATTCGTCCTCTAAATTTTAAAATATATTAAGGATTATGTCAAATATGACTGAAGTAAAGCCTTTGCATTGTGAATGCAGCATAAAAACTGATAGCTGTAGAATCGAAATGGAAGAGAACATTCTTTGCATATATAATTCTTATATCAACGTTAATGCGCAAATAACTGTAAACTACTGCCCTATGTGCGGAATCAAAGTTTTGAGGGTTGAATGAGTGATTTAAGAACTGGTGATCCCAAAGATAGAATAAAAGATGCTAGAAAATCATTTTTACGGGGGGGAAACTTCTTACAGAAGATTTTTTCTAGACCAGAGAAATTTTTGACTAAAAATGAATGTATGCAATTGTACAATACCTATGCAATAACGCCTTATTACCTTACTCTTTTGGCCATTTCACATGATTTTTATTTCGATGAAGAAGGTTTTTGTGAAGAAATATCACTCCAAAAAAAAAGAAGTTTAAAATGTAAGCCGTGTTGATATATAACAGCCTCCTAGCCTGCAACTACGGTGTTTTTTGAAACGTTTAAAGTGCTTTTTTTTTGGTCATAAATGGATTCTTTTATTGCATAAGCATGTCAGGGTTTACATGGACGATCCAAATCAATGTTATTCTATTACTAGATTTCTCTATAAATGCCAACGTTGCAAGGAATTAAAAACCAAAGAATTATATGGGGATTATTCAGACGTAAACCCAAAGGATCTAGAATGAATGAAATGTACAAGTTGATGATTGCTAAGCTAGCTTACCGAGAAATTGAGCAAGCTATAGACAAATACGAACAGGATTATAATGTTAAAGTTAAATGTCATTGGGATAGAAAAATCACCGTTGATGGAACAGAATTTCAAGGATATCAATTAAGAAAAATAGAAGAATAGGAGAAATATGAAAAAGATTTTAATCACATCACTCGTTTTATGCTCATGTGCTTGCTATGCTAGTGTATCAAAGGGCCGAGGGGATACATACCATGTCGATCAAAACGGTTCGGAATTCGATGGTAAAAAGAAGGTGCAATTTATGGAACAAGCTAAATCTTTGAGTGTTGAATCGTTCAAGTCAAGTTCACCTTTGGCGCTTTATTAGTCCATGTGAGCTTATTCATTTAGGCTCACTTTCTCTTTGATCATCATTAATATTAATTCTTGCAAAGTCAATCCTTCATCTATAGCCTTAATTCTTAATTTCTTGTGTATTGGTTCAGGGATTCTAACTGACAAGAATTTGAGTTCGTCTTTCATATATACACCGAATAATAAATAAAGTTTACTGTGCACATTATAACTATCACATAAAGTGCACAAATGTATTAAAAATAGTTTAAATTTATTGTAGATATTAATTTATGTATATGACAATTTCAAGTTATGTGGGCTAGTCCGCATAAAAAAAGAGGTGTTCTATGTGTAAAGAATATGATCATAAAAAAGAGTGTCATTGCTGTAAAGAAGGTCTTCAAGGAGTTCCTGGGCTTCAAGGTGAACAAGGTATCCAAGGTGTGCCTGGA